CCACCAAGAGCACCACCTGCTAAACCACCTAAGATAGTTCCCTCAATACAAGAGTTATCATCTACAGGTCCAGTGCTTTGTTCAACGTGTCCATGATGTCCACGCGGTCTATGTGGTCCATGTCTTCTTGGACGACGACAAGGTACTTCAACCTTATCTGTATAAGATTTTACATATCCTGGATTCTTTCTTGTACCAGGAACATATTCTTCACGATATTCATACTTAAAACATGACTCTTCTGACATACCACCAGGACGATAATCAGTTTGTTCTGCTAATGCCGCCGTTGGTGTTAGTGCTAATAATGTTATAAGCGCGATTTTCATAAATCTCCTTCTTTACGATTTTCAGATTTATAGACATCAAATGCTCCTTCAGGATAACGAGCACTTAACTTCTCTACATTCATATCTAGGATTTCATTAAAGTCAGTATCTAGTGCCATACAAGCTTGTGCCAAATACCAGCAGATATCACCCAACTCACGCTTCATATGGTAAACATTATCTTCATTATATGGTTTACCTTGAAGGAAAATCTTCTTTACAACTTCAGCAAACTCACCTGCTTCTGCTGTAAGTCCAAAAGCAGCAGTCATTAGTTGAGATACGTTACAATCGTGCTCAACCTCAAGACTATTCAATCGTGTTAAAAGTGCCGCATAGTCAGTACTCTCTGGACTTGTGGTTTGATACACAAATTCAACATACTTATCATAATCAACTTGCTTTGTCATATTTAAAATTTAAATCCGTCGAATGATTTTTTTGGTTTCTTTTCATTATTATTATACTCTTCTTCTTGTCCGCTGTCAACAATATCTTCTTGTGCTGCCTGCTCACAATCATACAATCTCATCTTAGCACGATCAATACCCACAACAAATCTCTTATTCATTGTTGGATCATTATAACGATTCTTCAATTGCTTTACCATAATTTGTCCCAACCCTTCAAGGTCATCTGTAGAAATAAGGGCAAACATAAGATCAGCAGTAGCAGGCAACCCAAAGGACTCACTAGTATCAGTAAGCTCAACATCACTGCTACCAAAACCAGAACGAGTGGTCTGCGTGGCAGAAACGATAGGGACGTTTGATTCGACAGCCAACCCTCTAAGCTCTTCAGCAATTGCTTTAATATACGAATATGAATTAACAGTGCTATTTCCGCGATACCTAGAGGAAGCACATATATTAAGGTAATCAATGAAAATAATATCAGGTCTAAATGATTTCTTAAGAGCAAGTTCTTGAAGTAGTGATTTAAAATGTCCAGAATGTGCTGATGCTGTGGGATACTCTTTAATGATTAAAGTACCTTGTGTTTTCTTAGCAAGATTAATTACCTTCTTATCAAACATCTGCTTGGGAAGATCTACTATATCCTGTATTGGGACATTAAGAAGATTAGCATCGATCCTCTCCGCAATCTTTTCCTCTGCCATTTCGAGAGTGATGTAGAGGACGTTTTTTCCCTGGAGCAAAGCACCGCTTGCCACATGGCACATGAATAAAGACTTTCCAACCCCTGTGCCAGCAAGAGCAATGTTGAGAGTCTTATTCGGTAAACCGCCTTTCGTAATTTTGTTGAAGTATTCAAGATCAAATTCAATTTTGTCTTCCTTTCTGTGGTAAGACTCATAACGTTCCTCATAGTCGTTTAAGTAATCGTGCCCGATATGAGTGTCAAAAGATACTGCAAGAGCATCGGATAATATGCTAGGTATTGCATCTCTTCCTTTAGACTCATCTGCTTTTCCATCAGCTAACTGAATAGACTCCATCAATGCTATGTATATGGCACGATCTCTACACCACTTCTCAGTAGTATCAACTAACCAATTAAACTCAACAGTCTCTTCATCTAAAGAGAAAAGTAATTCTGAAATATTTCTAAAAATCTCCTCATTAATATCAGATCTCTTTTCAATTTCAATACAAAGGATCTCTTTAGTTGCTAGTTTATTATACTCCTGAACAAAACTAAAAATCTCCTCAAAAATAACTTTCTGAGAGAGGTCTTCAAAATATTCGGATTTAATAAAAGGGATTACTTTACGAAGATACTCCTCGTTATTAATCAAACTTTTAAGAATTAAAATCTCAACTTTATCCATCTATATTATGCTGTGGGTTATCCGGTGAATGAAGAACATCAAAAACAAAAGTAATCCTTTCTTCGTCTGCAATATTAACTGTTCCGTGTGGCACCTTATTATTAAACCATAAAAGTGTTCCTGGTTCAACTATTATAGTCTCATTTCCAACAAAATACTGATATCTGCCACATACTGAAATATGATACCGATCTCTTGTATGGTAATAGGTTCCCTCATCAATGTGAGCACCCACTATACCATCAATAGGAAGAGAAAGAAAGCCACACCGCTCAAATTCTTTTCCTTCAAATTCTTTTTCAAAAATTTTTCTGATTTCAGTATGTCTTTCATATGAAGGAAGTTTGATATTAATTTCAGAGTCTCCTACAAAATCTTCCTTCTTCTTTATTCCACCTATTATAAGTTGAAGATTGCCGATAGGAAGATCATCATAACCTCTATCAAGCAAGGACTCTACATCAGCAACTCTTCTTTGATTTCCCCAATCATCAGAGTACTCTTCAAGTTGCTCTACTACTTTACTTACATCTATACCAGATTCAATTACCTTTATACTATTCGCCATAACTGAACTCTTTTTTTGCAATCTCATCAAGAGCTTGCATTACTTCTGGTGTGAAGTATTGTTCAGGATCCTTATAAATTGCTTTGGCATATACTTTCTTGCCGTTAATCTCATAACGACCTGCTACATTTTTCCAAAGTCCGCCAATCTCACCGAGATCAAGAAGACCGTAATATCTATCAAGACCACGCTCATCATAATAAAGACGTATTTCAACCTGCTTATTCTCCTTGCTTAACCGCGATTTATGAGTCTTTGCTTTGATAATATTTCCAATGACTTCTGTTCCATCCTTTTCCTTTTTCTTTCCGAGATAAATGATTGTACTTGCTGCGTACTTGAGGCCAGAACCTCCTCCCATTTCTTTTGTAGGGACATAAGAACCAATGACATCGTAGGTATGATTTGTTACTATTAGTGGAATGTTTGCTTGACCAAGTTTAAGAGTAAGCATCCTAAATGCTCCCTTCACAAGTTGAGATTTGGTCATATCTCTTACTTGCTTATCATCCAATGCATCACGAATTTCTTTCTCTGTTGAAAGCATACCTAGAGAATCTAACACAAACATACAAGGTTTGCGTTCATCCTCTGACATTTTTATATATTTATCAACTGCCTTCAGTGCTTTCTGCCTAAACTCCTCAATAGTCACTACATTAACAACTACAAACCTAGTAGTATCAATATTACGACTATCTAAAAGTGCCCTAGTAATGCTATTCTCAGTGTCAAAATAGAGAACATAAGCGGAGGGGTTAGTATCAAGGAAGTTCTTAACAACGGCGAGAGAGAAAAAAGTTTTGCCAGTGCTAGACTCTCCAGCAATGGCAGTAATTTTATTAGAAGACACACCGCCAAATATGGAACCTGAACACAATCCATTAAAGATATAACTGCCTGTATCAACGAATTCCTCGACAGCCTCAATTTCAGAAGCCAGTTTTGTAAAGTCATCTCCAATCTCTTTTACGATATCTTTTAAAAAATCCATTAAATTGCCATCCCATAAGTTTCACGAAGTATTTTTTTATAAGGTCCGTCTGGATTTTCATCTCTAACATCTTTTATAAGTTGTAACTTCTCATACAACTCACCACATCTTTTTTCAGTTCCACGACATCTCCATAATGCCCTTACGATATATTCAAATTCTTTATCATCAATAGGTAAATCCATTAGTACCATCTCAAACTTTGACAATATCTTAAAACATTTGTACGTATCTCCATCAATTCATTAAAACATTTTTGATTGTGAGAACAACTCCTTAACTCATTATCGGGTTTATGAACTGATTCAATATACAAATCAAGTGCTCTATTCCATTTCTCTCTTTCAGAATCCTTCTCATACTTAACTGCGTTTTGATCTTTCATACAAAAAATGATTCCAAAGTGTTTGTTTTTTCCACATTCCAACCAATAGAATCTAGAATGATTCTAAGAGGATCCAAAAAGGACTTATCAAATTGTAAGTCATAATCAACATATTTGTCAAGGTTTAATTCCTTAGGAAAATCTTGAATAAACGAAATAACATTCTCGTGAATAATATTCGGTTTCTTCAAATAACAAAACTTGATCTTCTCACCATTCTGAATCAGTGAGTATTTATTATCTAATTTATTCTCCTTTATATAATGATTATACAGTAATGCACCTCTAACATGAATTGGTGTTCCTTTAGCATAAATTGTTGAATGTGATTTATACTTTATAACATCAGATACTGAACGAGGAAATGAAATCTCCTCTGGAGGAAGAGATCCAAATTTATTACGACAATTAGCAATATAATCAATCACCTCATCCTCTGTGCCGCTCATCATAAGTTTAAGAGCATCCTTAATCATCTGGCGGCAAGGAGCAGGTGTAGAGGATTTAACTGCCTCAATACCCATCATCTTTAACTTAGGTTCTTCATATCTTACACCTTCACTATCCCATACGTTAAGAATATATCGCTTCTTCGCAGTCCATATACCACGATCAGCAATATTCTCACGCTTCATTTGCATTTTTTGGTCGTAGGCATTGACGTAGGTTGCCAATTCTTCATAAGAACTATCAATATACGGCTCAAATTCCATCTCACAGATCTTATTAA